ACAGTCAGAAGCTGTGTAGAGCGGCATAATAGTTCCCGCTTTTTGCAGTCGATCATCTGTCATCGCGCCGAGGGAAACCGTGACTTGTTCGTTGGAAGTAAAGTGATGAATGTTTACTTCCTCTGAACTAACGCGCGTACCGCGCCTGTCGAGATTCCGCCATCTACTAACAAAGTTTGACCGGTGACGTAACGGCTAGATTCTGCCGCCAGGAAAATCACAGCTGCATCGAGGTCGCGAACGTCGCCCGGTCGCTTCACTGGGATTCTGTCGCTTAGGTACTCTACCCACTCTTGGTTTTCGTAGAGAACGCGATTCTGGTCCGTGCAGAACCATCCAGGCGCGAGGCAATTCACAGTAATGCCGTATTTGCCCCAGTCATCGGCCAGGCTCATGGTCAATTGCTTGATACCGCCGCGGCTAGCACCGTATGGACCCAAACCGGCATATCCGGCGACGCTAGTGACCGAGCCTACATTAATGATGCGCCCGTAGCCGCGCGGAATCATGCGCCGCGCAACTTCTTGGGCGACGAAAAAGCTGCCGCGCAGATTTGTGTCTAGGATTAGGTTCCAGTCGTCCCACGTAACATCGAGTGCAGGCTTGCGGACGTTGCAGCCTGCGTTGTTCACCAAAATGTCGAGATGCCCGTAAAACTTTTCTGCCGCCGCAACCATGTTCTGGATGCTTGGCAGATCGCGAACATCAAGTTCCAGAGAAACAACGCGTCGCCCTGTCGCGTTGATCTCGGCCTCGAATTTGGCGAGAGTTTTCGAATCGCGGCTGGTGATGACCAAATCCGCACCGGCTTTTGCCAGCGCACGGGCAAAATGCTGGCCCAATCCGCGGCTTGTTCCTGTAATAATTGCCACCTGTCCGCTGAGGTCGAAAAGTTCTTTGCTCATGATGGGAGTCCACTCGCGTTGGGAGTGAGGACGACCTTCATCAAATTCGGCTCGCGAGAATAAAGTCGCTCGAACCACCGTGGTCCTTCTTCCAGTGGAGCGATGGCGGTGATCAGTGGTTGTACTTGGATTTTTCCAGTCGAGACCAGTTCTATGGCTTGCGGATACTCTCCCGAAGAGGCGCAGGAGCCCTGCATGCGTATCTGACGCGTCACAACTTTTTGCAGCGGCAGAGTCACCTCTGCTGAAATATTGCCCACCAGCGTGACGGTTCCGGCTTTGCGGACGCAATTTACTGCAGCGGTGACGGTATCGTTGATTCCGACAGCCTCTACAGCGAGGTCAACTCCTTGTCCTTGGGTCAAATCGGAAATCTTAGAAGCAAGATCGGCGCCGGTGGCAAGCAGCGTTTCAGTTGCCCCGAGACTGCTAGCGAGTTTTAGCCGAGTAGAGTCAACGTCTGCTACGTAAACGCTCGAACATCCGGCAACTCGAAGCGCCTGCATGGTTAGCAAACCGATCATTCCAGCGCCGAGAACCAGAGCACTTTGTCCGGTTTTTATCTGCGAAAGAGAAACTGCGTGCAGGGCTACCGACACTGCTTCCAGCATAGCCGCCTGCGGAAAACCTAAGCTTTCCGGCAACCGATGTACGATACGTTCCGGAACGGTCACGAACTCCGCGAAGGCGCCAGCACGGCGATAGTCTCCGCAGGAGACCCCCAGCACATTGCGGAGACTATCCTCTCCCAATGCATAAGTCAACTATTCCATTTTCCTCATCTTTTTGATGGCACTACGCGGAATGGTGAGCTGGTCCATATAGCGCCGGCGCTGGCTAACGCTAGTGGAAATAGTTACCGAATGTTTGCCTTCGTAGACGAGCAATCCCACAGAGAGGATATAGTGACGGCCGTCTCGTTGCGGGCTATCCCAGCCAGGGCTGGTAAACGAGTCCTCCCACTTAATCTGAACTACTTTAAGCTTTTTCACGCTTCTGTATGTAGTCGAGCAATACTCGACGGTTCGCGTCCATGTGCGTGCGGTAAGCGTTAGCGACGGAACGAGCGTGCCAGCGGTGCAGCAAGCAGAGCCACCTGTTGCGCTGAAATAATTCCCAAGCTTTGACTCGGCTAATCTCGTCCCGGCAGCGCCACGTCACGTTCGTAATATCCAACCGGCCGGATAGCGGACAAGCTCCACGCTGATAGCGCTCCAGCATATAGATTTGCTGGTAGTCTTCCCAGCCGTAGCCGGCAAAGCGTTCATCACACCCGCCCAAGTCCAGATACTCCTGGCGCCGGCAGATAAAGTTAGTCCCGGCCGGGCGCAAGTAGGAGTTGGCCGAGTAAAAGCCGGGGTTCTCCATAATCTCCGTATAGTTGCGCTCGGTAAGGTCTTTTGTATCCAGCAGAGCAGAAGCTTTGCGGTTCAAGTAAAGCATTCCGCCATTGAACCACTCCCGCGGAGCCGCCCAAACGAGAATCGGCAAGAGCTCTTTGAAGTAACGGGGATTGGGAAGCGTGTCTATATCGAGCTTCATTATCCACTCCGACGTGGTCATCTTCGCTCCTTCGTTGTGGTAATAGCCGATGGAACGTCCCTCTTTGAACTGGATTCCGATAACGTCAACAGTCCACAAATCCGTAAAGTCTAGCTCTTTGCGCGGAGCTACTTCACCAATAAAGAAAATGAGGTGGTTTACTTCGGGGTGAGCGGCAGCCCGGATAGCTTTGAGCCATACTTTCAGCGCGTCCGGCCGGTTCCAGACGGGAGTAATAGTTGTGAGGGTCACGCCCGGTGGTGGTGCTTGGAATCGGGCCGTTTCATACGAGAAGGAGACTCCGCTACTTTTTGAATCTCTAGCTTGTGCTTAAGGCAATCGGGGCAATCTACTTCGTCCCAATACGCTGACCACAAGTGGCCAGACGGCCAGACTTTTGGAACGCCTTGGATTCCGCAAGGAGCTCGTCCGGCTCGCAAGTAATGAACGACAAGAACAGGGTTCCTAGCGTGCGCGGGTTGCGTTGCGTCTACTCTTGCCGCGTCCCACTCTGTTTCTTTTACTAAAGCACCAACGTCAGCCAGTGCTTTGTCAGCCCGCTCCGCTGCCTTCTTGTCGGAGTATTTCAAATCGTTGTAGCGTTTGGTGAGCTTGAGGATGTTAGCGTCCAGCGTCTCTTGCCGCGAGATATCCATCGCTTGCCGGAGCCCTTCCATATAGAATTCCAAATCGCCGAGCTCTTCGATAACGTTAGCGCGGTCGAGCGGCTTGCGGTAGATAACCGGGCGCTTAATCGCGTCGAACAGTTCTCCGGCTTCGCTGCAAATACAAGACGACATGTGCCAAACATTGCAGTCCCAAGCGGTCAGCTCGTTCAAGATATCTTCTCCAGGCTTGGTCAGCTTCGCTACTAATTCGGGGTGAGTAATCATTGCGAGTTGTGGTTTTTAGTTATCCGTTTAATTTCCCTGTCAATATAGTATCTGGCCTTCTGCAAGTCCTGCAGCGCGTCCCCTTTCTCTCCAGCCCTCCAGATATATTTCATCGCATTGCCTAAGCAAAAGTTCATATGCTCGACCACTTCAATGCATTCAATCCCCGAAGGAGAGACGTTATAGTGCTTGGCGCGATTGATTACGTCGAATCCGAGAGGAACTGGGTCCACAACTTTTAATTTGGTTTTCATAGTTCAGCTTCGCGCAGCGCCGCGAGCAGCGCGGTTGATTTTGCCGCTCCTTCTCCTTGCGGAAGAGACTTGACATAATCGAACCACCGGACTGACACCAGCCGCGGCCGGAACTGCAAAATAAATTCGTTCAATACGAAGCCGTCCTTCTCTGGGTCTATCCGGTGAGCCACTGGAATCTTAATCATCTGCCCCTCGGTCATACCCGCAAGTAAAAAGCATCGCCCCAGCCGCTGCCGGTCATCTTGATTTCCTTCCGACTAAAGCCCTTCTCCCAAAAGAATGCATCGATATCCTTTAGCAACGGACACCCTATGTAGAGCTCTTTCACATTTACTTCAATATAAGCCGAATCAAATTCCCAAAACAAGTCGCCCATTCCTTTTAGCGCCAGCAGCTCGGCTCCTTGCAAGTCGATGTTGAGCAACCATCCGGGCCCTACTTCCAGCTTGTTTTGCCGGAGCAAAGTATCAACCCGAATCGTCGCCATCCGAATCGTCTTTACGTAGCGAACCGTAGGGTGCGCTTGCGCGTGCGTCCCTAGCTCGAAGAACGAAGAGCTTTGCCCATCATTAGAAGCCACATGGAAGTCTACTTGTTGATTGTCTACGTCGCTTAGGCACGCTAATAGCGCAACGGAACCGCGTATAGGAGCGATTTTCTGCTTCAGGACGTCAAATACTTGCGGAAGAGCTTCCACCCAGATAACCCGCTCGATTCCTGCAGCTGCATAGGCTGGAGCTTCCTGTCCCTCATTTGCTCCTAAGTGGAGAACACCGGGCGGGCGGAGCGAATACTTTTTGCACAAATAGTCAAACGGTATCAGCATAAGAATGAGCGTAGAACCACGCGCCGGCGTCCTCCGGCTTGTCTTCCGGCAAAGTGTTTACCTCGAGAAATCTTTCCTTAGCAAAGTCCAGCACTGCTTGATGAACTCCGTAGCTCGGGTTCAAGTAGTCGTGGAAAGCCATTACTCCTTTCTCAACCAGCTTCGGATACCACGCTCGAATATCGTTCATCACGCCTTCGTAAGAATGGTCAGCGTCGATGTAAACGAGCCGCAGGCAGCGAGCTGGAATCCGCATCGCCACTTGCACTGAATCCCCTTTAAGAAAAGTGACCGCTGTCCGTACCGATTTCATTTTCTGCTTGGCTTGAGCGAAGTTGCTATCGTGCCAGGATTGCGGACAAGACGCATCTCCTTTCTGCGTCGGCACGCAAGCCCAACGGTCGACGCAGTAAAGCGTGGAGAAAATAATCGGCCAGTCGAGCATCTCCCGGCTAAAGTTTCCCTCTGCTACTCCAATCTCAGCGATACCGCCGGGGACGTTCTTGACTAGCTGCCACAAGTCACGTCGATATTGAATACTCATAAACCAGTCCGGTTGCCAAAAAGGTAATTCAAATAGTCATAGCCATCGCCACCTGAAGTATATTGACCTTCACGGATAATCTTCAACCCCTTTACTGGAAGCTCCAACTCGTAGAGGAGCAAAGAAAATTGAGTCTCCGGAGCGAAAACATAGTCATTCTTTTGGGCAGTATTGTAAGTATTGTGCTTCCGGTTCGTAATCAAGCCCATCCGATTAAGATTAGGGAACAAGCGCTCGGCTACTTCCCGCCCAGAGAACCAACAAAAGTCATCAGCCCATTCCATCTCGTCAAATGAGATATTGCCGCGCACGCTCCCGCAAACAAATAGGGCATTCAAGTCGTCTATGTAGCGCCGGATATCCCAAGACCAGTCTACCACGAAGTCCGGCCGCGCTCGCATAACGTAAGCATAACGAGCGCCCCGCTGGACTTCGTGCCGCTCCATGGCTTCGTAGCACGTCCGCACACGGTGATACTGGTCAACTACGTAGCCAATCCCGGCGTCTTCCGGCAGCACGTCGTTCCCACTACACGGCGGCGGCAGTCTTCGTAATCTATTCTCCGCCTGATAGAGCTTGATTGCTTCGGCCATCTTCCGCCGGTTAAGCGCTACAGTCAGTTGGTCAGACAAGCTCTGGTCTTCGACGAACAATATCTGCTTGAGCACTTCCGGCCCGAGCAACTCGGCAATCTCCATTACTTCCGAACTGGTAACCAGACGCTCCTCTCGCACGATAGTCCTGCCTTTCTCGTGCCAGGTTAAGCGGTTGGCTGAAGAGACAACCAGCGGAGTAGACGGAGCCTTGCGAAGCATATTTTTCCACGACGTCACAATAAAGACGTCCGCTTCACTCGGCCGGGCTAAGTTGTCGCGCAAAGAGGGGAGCGAATTACGCCAACTCCCCAGCCGGCCGGATAATAAGATAGCCGTCTGGTTCACGCTCCCCGCTCGGCCATCGCTTTGTCCAGCTGCGCCACTTTTTCTGGAGTCAGCATGGCAATTACTTTTCGCGCATGCTCCGGCAGTTCCCGAAGGTGTTTGTCGCCGGGCAGTTTTAATACCCGCGATACGTCGAGCGTCAGCACCGTCATCTCGTTGATTTGGTTTTGCAGC